GCTTTTTTATGTTGTCCACTTCGTTGATTTTGAAGAATCAAGCGACCATAATATCTCCGTTAGCCTGAACAACTGACAACCTGTGCGCATTTGAGGGGACTTAAATGCGCGAACACAAGCCACAATCTCTCCTGTCTCAGATGCAGAAATGCACCTGCGATTTTTTGCATTCAGCGTTACCTCTCGGAGGTGGCGCATGAATATCCCTCAATGCGGTATAAAGCTGCACGCTGGGAACTTTGCTGCAGTCGGCAAGCTTCTTCAGGAACAACTCGCTACCGGTCAACCGCTGCGCCTGCAGGTCAAAGAATGGCGCGAGAAGCGTAGTCTTTCTCAAAATAGCCTCAGCCACATGTGGTACCAGGAAATCAGCGAATACCTGATTGAATCCGGCCGCACCGACGCTACCCCAGAGTGGGTTAAGCGCAACCTTAAAAAAACATACCTCGGCTGCGAAGAAGTCACCTATACCGACTTTATTACCGGCGAAAAAACAACAACATGGGAACCCCGCCACACTGCCGACCTTGATACGGGAGAAATGCACATCTTCCTGGTCAAGGTTGAAATGTGGTGCGCTCAGTTCGGCCTGGCCCTGACTATACCGAACGGCTGCGAGTACCAGCAGCTGCGCGAAAAGCAGGAGGCGTGATGAGCATCTATCAACGCATTAACGGTGCTAACTGGCGCAACATATGGGTAGTGGGTGACCTCCACGGCTGCTACACCATCCTGATGGCTAAGCTGGATGAATTGAATTTCGACCCGTCTATGGATCTGCTTGTTTCAGTTGGTGACCTGATCGACCGCGGCCCTGAAAATGTAGAGTGTCTTGAACTCATTGAAATGCCCTGGTTCCGCGCCGTGCGTGGCAACCATGAGCAGATGATGATTGACGCACTCGGTCCTGGCGGAATGCCACATCACTGGGTTAGTAACGGTGGTGCATGGTTCTTTAATCTGGACTATGACCAGGATGTCCTGGCTACCTCGCTGGCTCGAAAAGCTGCGGGGCTTCCTCTTATCATCGAGCTGATGACCGGCAATCGGAAAGTGGTCATTTGCCATGCTGACTACCCGCATAACCATTACGAGTTTGATAAGCCAGTTCCAGAGAAAATGGTCATCTGGAACCGCGAGCGTGTGAGCGACGCTATGGATGGGATCACCTCAGAAATTACTGGTGCTGACCTTTTCATTTTCGGGCATACACCAGCGCGCCAACCCCTCAAATACGCAAATCAGATGTATATCGATACGGGTGCCGTATTCTGCGGAAACCTGACGCTGGTGCAATTGCAGGGTGGTGATCATGCGTAAACCACGCCGTAAATGCAAAGTGTGCGGGGAGTTCTTTCACCCGGCGTTCGACAATATCCGCTGGTGCTGCCCGGAGCATGGTGCGCAGTTCGCGTTGCAGCAGTTAGACCGGAAACGACAGAAACAGCAGCAGGAAAAAGACAAGACAGCTCGCGCCGCCTGGAAAGAAAGAAAGTCAGCAGTTAAGCCGCTTAGCCACTGGATAAACATGACGCAGCGGGCCTACAACGACTGGCGTCGTGAATACCTCCTGTCGCTTGGTTATGGCTGTATGTCCTGCGGAACGAAAACAGCTCTTGTCTGGCATGCAGGGCACTACCGAACTACGGCAGCAGCCCCGCAATTACGCTTCACCGACAACAACGTTTGGATCCAGTGTCCATCTTGCAACGTCCATAAATCAGGGAACATTGAGGCATATCGCGCGAAGTTGGTAGAAGAAATAGGGGAGGAGGGAGTCCAGTCCCTTGAGTGCAACAACGAAACGCACCGCTACACCAGGGAAGAGTTGGCGGCGACCCGAGCGCAAGCCAGATCAAATCTTCGAAACCTCAAAAAGCAGGAGGCCGCGTGACTTCCTTCGACTTCAACCGGTACCAGGCCGAAAGTGTTGCGCGGGCATTTCTCAAGGCGATCGCGCGCCACACAAGTAAATCCCAACAGCAAGGAAAACAACAATGACTCCACGTCAACGCCGACAGCACTTCGCAGGGTTGGGAACTATAGCTACTGCTCCCCGTAAGAGCTATCTCGGTAAATTCACACCTTTAACAGCCATCCAGTCTGGCTGGATAAAGTCGCTGCTGACAGTCTGGGGGGAGAGCGTAAGGGGAGATCTTGCCCCAAAAATGCCAAGAAACCATAGTTGCTGGAATGGGCTGAGGGGAAATCGCTGGTCGGAAAAGGCGCTTGAACGTTTTACGGCCGCGCTGAACCAGGCCCGCAACGAGGGATTCAAAGGGCAGCACATCATGAAGCGCGCCCACGCCATTCTCTGGCCAAAGGAATCCGTGAGCGTAATTGAACAGGCCCTTCGCAATGATGACATCGATTTTGTGGAGCAAAGTGTTTTGCTGGCACTGGACGCAAATGACCCGGTGTATCTGGTTGGCGTTCAGTTCTACACGACACGAAAAAAGATTTCAGACATCACTCGTGAATTACAGAATATCGCGCCATGGTTGACTGACAGTGAAGCCAGAAGACGTGTTAGATGGTGCCTGGAGATTTTCAGGGCAAAGGTTTATCTGTCATCGCGAAAGCTACTGGCTGAGGAGTAATAGACCCTTTTTTGATTAATCGTGCTTTTTTATGATTTTAATGTTGAAAGCGAGCCAATAAATTGTTTAATGTATTCATGCTTGGCAGAGCTATGACATGATAACAGCGCTGTTAAGCCATAATCTGACAAATTCGAAAACCTCGCCTCGGCGGGGTTTTTGCTTTCCGGCGATACGACAGGGGTATTCGCGAGGTGCATTGCACCAGTACCCCTGTCATAGCGCCGTTTTGCAAAACGAAAAATATATAGAAGCCCCGCATGCTGCGGAGTTTTTTAGTATTTAAAGCCGGAAGCTTATTTGGTTTTGGTATGAGTGGTCTCTTGATATGGAAACAGGGGTCACCAACGACTAAAGACGCTCAAGTGACAAGTCTGACTTTGCCTTAACGATCTTACTTCAGAACTGATTCCCGATACCTTGAAGAATCAATGAGCAGTTTCAGGGCCGCTTCATAAACCAGAGATTCTTCAACCGGTCTGCCTGATTCATAGCATTCAATGTATTTGCGAGAGAGCGCTTCAAGGAGAATTTTTTTAGATAATCTTTCAGAACAACCTGACTGAATGATTTCCAGGGTAAGACTTCCTATGATTTCAATTTCGCTTTTCATGCCTGCCTCGTCAGCTCTGATGTTAAATCGGCGAAGTGTATTTATTTATACAACGGCTGTGTTTTTTTTGCTGCTGCTAATCGCATCTGGTAGTAAGTGTTTCGATAATTCAATACTTTAACTCAATTTATATTCGGATTCATCCTTAATCAAAATTTCGCTTTCACGCTACGGTTTAAGTAAGGAATTTAGTGATTAAGGAGCCGCATGAGCTGGATTTTCTATTCAAAAGAATGGTTTAAGATTGTACCTCTTGCATTTGATGATGAATTCAAACTCATCCGGCCAGGAGAGCGACGCCAACTGATCATGAAAAGAGACGCGCTGAGAAGACTTGTAGTTAGACAGTATGGCTTAAGTTAGAAAGACAAGTATTTATACCATTCAATCAGGTTGCCAAATGGCGGCCTTTTTCATTTCTGGCCTCTGAAACCACACTTATATGTATCTGCAATCCTGTTAGCGTTGTGGTCAGATTAGCCGGGTGATTTGCTTAAAATTTTTATTGCAGATTCGTAATGCAGAGATTCTTCTACTGTAGAGCTGGTCTCATAGATGTAAACGTACTTACGGGTGAGGTGTTGAATCAGCATTTTTTTACTTATGTGATCTACGACCCCTGCCTGGAGAATGTCATAGACAGCGCTCCCGATAATTCTGTCTTCATGTTTCATGTCTTGGCCAGCGGATGAAAAATGAAGCATGGCACCTAATCCCCACAAATGACAGGATTGTTTCGTAAAGCTGTTCATCTATAACCCGCCTTGTGCGGGTTTTTTTATTACCAGGTT